GGCGCTGTGATGTTGCCGAGTTCGACACCACCGGGAAGCGTCACCGGATTCGGACCACCAGGCTGCGGGCCGACGGGATTCCCATCTGCATCAGTCTGGGGTGCAGGCGCCTCCGCCCCATCGGGCGGCATTCCCGTCAGTTGCAGAATAGTCGAATCGATCTGCGCCTTTAGCATTCGAAGAGCACCCTGTTGCTTGGCGTCCTCGATCTGCTCCTCGAATATCTCGCGGACCTTCTCGTCCGGGAACTCCTCGCCCAAGTCGTGGAGGGCTCCGCGCATGGACTCAAGGCCCATGGACATCTTCGCCTGGATCTCGTTCAACTTGATGAGGGTGTCGACCGGGAGAGGGGCTGGCCATTCGCACTCGGTGAAGTAGGCCATTGGGTCGAGAACGTCCACCATCGGCGGCTGGTCGTCCTTCATGATTCCCTCGGTGGAGGGGTCGTACAGCCGGGATTCCGGCTCGAAGGTGAACAGCGTCTTGAGGATGAGTTCGTTGATCTTCTGGAGACCGACGGAGTACTGCATCTTCTTCTGGTCGTAACGGGACATCATCGGCCGGTACATGATGGCCAGGGCCACGCCCGACGTATTCGACGCGGGCTGCATCTGACCGAGTGCCGTTTCCGGAACACCCGTTATCTCGTGCATCGAGCGCTTGATCATCTCCAGGTACTGAAGCGGTCCAGCGAGATCGACGCCATTCTCCAAGTTGTACACCTGGGCGTCCTTGGGAAGTCCGCCCCACACTTTTCGGGGGCCCTTCTCCAGGTTGCTCGCTTTCGCGCCGCTGATGATCGTTACGGGGGCCGCGTGATAGTTGATGATGTCGCTGATGTCCGTCGCCTTCTCGTTGTACTCACGGTTCAGCGAGATGATGTCGGCGATGTCCGACAGGCCCCAGGGAGAACCGGAGACCTGAGAATTGGCGATGTGCACGACCGGAATGGTTCCGAGAGGGTTCGGCCGGGAGTCGATCAACTCGTCATTCAGATACTCCTCGATCGTGTCGTCCGTCAGGACTTCCACGTAGGTGTATACGGAACGAGTCCCATCTTCACCGGTCGCCCAAAAGCGGTACTTAAGTTTGAACCTAATCAATCGGTCGCGATCATGTGGATGCCACTCGGGGAAGCAGAACGAACTGTTGAGGGGAAGGATGCGAACGCGGCCTGTGTGTGGTTGTCCCGTGCTGTCTACGAATCCAGGCTCGTACGCGACCTTCACGAAGGAGTCTCCGGAGATGCCGCCTTGCTGGCCCATCTCCCAGAGCAACTGCTCCTTGCGGTTGTCGACCTCCCAGGCCCTCTTCAAAAGGCCGGGGATGATGTGCTCATACTGCTTCACGCTCTTGAAGTGGACGCCGCGTCCGAACGTGAAGTTGTTGATGTAGTCGGCGAACGCCTTCACGTAGTTAAACGTGATCTGAGCCTCGCCCGCTTCTCTCCGGTATCCCCAGTGATGACCCAGGTAGTATGCGAAGTTCTGGGAGTACCTATTGAGGCGAGGGCCGTGCACCTCAAACTCCTCGTCGGCCAATTCGACAAGGCCGAGAGGAGAGATCGACACCGTAAGGTCCGACCCCGAAGCCCGCATGCTGGGGCTTGCGAATGAGATTGCACCGCTCATGGGTAAACGACTCCGACTTTAGATCTCGACGATGCGCGTGGGCGCGAGGGAACGGGCAGACTTCTTCGCTGCCCGGCGGCTCTCGAATGGATCCTCACCGCGCTGCACGACGTTGCCGTTGGGCAGAACCTCGTGCAGGACGTACTGGCGGCTCTTGGAACCGTCCTCGGCCTCTACGGGAATGCCGCGCACCAGATAACGCTCGTTGATCAGGTGCTTCCCAACGGTCTCCCCCTTGGAGAGAGGCAGCTTGGGAAGCACCTCATCGACGGACGCCTTCGGTGCCCTGCGGCGGTCGTGGAACGCAACCATGGATCAGTCGTCCACTACCGCCGGGGAAAGCCGCTCGTAGCGACTACCGTTGCGCACGACCTCTTCGTAGGAGACCGCCGCGTAGTCGGAGAACGAACCGTGCGAGAACTCGCCGAGGTAGGTAGGCGCCTCGACCCACGAGGCAGAGCCGACGTGAACTCGCTCGGCCATGGTCTCCTGCGGGTACTTCTCGTACACATTCGCGTTGTGATTGGGCCTACCCGGGGCGGTGAGGTACCCCTGCATGACGCCCTTGGTGAATTCATTCGGCACGTCAGTGTCGGTTGCGACACCCTCTTCGAACCTGAGAGGACCACGCCGGGAGGCGTTGTCGGCGAACTTGCGCTCGTAGACGGTGCCGACGCGCTCCTGGAACTGCGGGTCGGGTGCGAGATTTCCAGCCATTCCGTAATCCTCTTCTGATAGCGAGGGAACGCTTCAAGCGTAGGAGGAATGCGGAAGACGTTGTTAATAGCCCGTAGCCGCTAAGCGCGGGGCAGTGAGAAAAGGCTTACGGGAGAAACCGTCGCGGCCGGGAGAGCGATGTCGTACTCGTCGCCGCCCGGGAAGCACTCCTTCACGTGCCAGGTGAATCCCGGGGTAACGCCGGATACGTCGGTAGCCAGCAGGTCAACGCTCAGCGATCCTCGCTCGATATGCACGTCGACCTCGCGCAGCCACACGACAGTGTCTCCATCGGTTACGCGCTGCACGGAGGGGTGGAAGCGCACCACGGAGCCGTTGAGGGCGTGGCCATGATCGTCCACGTACTTCGCAGTGACGGTGACGGCGCTGAAGTTCTCAGGGAGGGACGTGGGGGTCGTCTCGGGCCCCGCCACGGTGGACGGCTGCTGCGCGGTCCACCCGATGGCATTCCATTCGTCGGTCATTACGTTCCTTAGCGCTGGAAGGGAGAATTGGAGACTTCGACCTCGGGCATCGTGTAGTCCTTGGTGAGGACGCAAGCGAGTGCCAGGGAGTCCGCATAGTCGTCGTGTGCGTCAGCCGCACGAGGGGCTTCTGCGAGGACGTACGGGCCTTCGAATTTCTTCTCCAAGTCTTCCATCTGCTGACGGAAGCGCTTGTAACTCTTGAGGCGCCGGGTGTAGGCGTGGGCGGGCCAGGAAATGTGCCCCCGGTCCATCAGTTCCATGAGGTGCTTCCAGCGCTTGGACTGCTCGGGGCGCTGGGAATTCAGGGGGACGATGTCGATGTGTGGCAGGAGGACTTTGAGCCGGGATATGACGACGTCACCGACTCCGCCCTCGTCGACCCCGATCGCCATCACGTTGTAGTTCGAGACGAACTCCACGATCCGGTAGTACTGGGCCTCCCAGTCCATTCCCGCGAGGTCGAGCCAGTTCAGGATCCGGTGCTCGAAGTAGCCGTACTCGTCGGGCTGCTCCCACCGGACCCAGACGGCCGTGACGATCGTGCTGTCCTGCTTGCGGGCGGGGTCGATGCCGATGACGATCGGGCTGGAGTGGTAGGCCGGAACGATCTGCATGGAGGTGTCGCCGAGGTCGTCCAGCCGCTCGGAGGTCGTGAACATACCCTTGTCGAGCAACCAGATGAGCCGATATGACAACTTGAATTCGTCGGAGTCCTCACCGATGCGCAGGAGTTCCTTCTTGACGAACTTCCGGTAGTAGTCGGACCACTTCGAGACCTCTTTCCAGTCGGCGTCGAAATGGTTCTGCCGGGCGCCACGCCTGGTGGCTGTTCGTCTATTGATCTGGATCTGGTTGTAAAACACACCCTTCTCATAAGTGGGCGTGCCGGTGAACACCATGGTCGCGTTAGTCGAGGCACCCATCGGGCCGATCGACTTGTTCACCATTTTGGCGTCGGCACCCTGGCACTCGTCAATGAGAATGAGGTGATAGGTGCGGCCTTCGATGGTGGCGCGGGGGTGGCAGGTCTGCTTTCGGACGAGGGATCCGGAGCGCTTGAGGGTAATGGAGCGGCCCTTGCCCTGTACGGTCTCGTCGATTTCCGGGTCCGCCATGATTTCCAGGGCGTGCTCACTGGTGAGGCGGGCCACGATTCGGCCGTAAAGGTTATCCGCCTGCTCTTCGACGGGCGCAAAAGCGCCGACCCACAGGCCCTCTTTGAATTTCCCGAGCAGGTCGGGGAAGATCTTCGCCAGCCGGGGCAGCATGATCATGCAGGCGGCGACGCAGTTGGCCACGGTCTCGGACTTGCCGGACTGGCGGGAGAACAGCGCGGTGATGGTGGCGCCGTCGTCGATGATCAGGGACTCGATCAGGCGGGCCGCGAAGGGGCGCTGGTAGGGGCGCAGCGGGTGGCCGGAGACTTCATCGACGATGACCAGCAGTTTGGCGACCAGTTCGTCCACGAACTGCTGGCTGGTCTGGTCGAGAACCACCTCGGTGTCGAGCCGGGCTTGATGTTCCGCCTCGGTCTCGTCGCTGGTCGCGTCGTCGAACTCGACTTCCTCCGTAACAGCAGACACGCCTAACCCCAATCCGTTTGTATTACGGATTCGAGATTAGGCGTTTCTGGCTACGGCTTTGTAATTATGGCTTGACAACGGCTTCAGGAAGCCTTACGGACGTCCCTCTTACTGACGATCTGCTGCGCCCGCTGCCGGGTGAAGCCGAACATCTCCCCGAGCCGGTCGAAGGTGTAGCGGCCCTTGTAGTAGACCGCCTCCACCAGGGCGTCGCGGGACTCCGTGGACACCGCCGGGAAGTCGTTGAAGCACATCTCGTCGCAGTAGAGCGGCGCGTCCTTCTTGCTCACACCGAGCAGCCGCGAGCAGCCCCGGCAGCGGACCTCCACCAGACTCTCCTTGGCCCTCATCCGGCCGTCCCCTCCAGGCGGTCCTCGGTCTCGTTCTCCACGCCGAAGTCACCTCCGCCGTTCTCGTGCCACGCACTCTCGAAGCCCTTCAGGACCTCGTCGAGCATGCCGATCGGGAAGGTGAGACCCCGACCGTAGAACTTCTTGCTCGGGACGAACTCCCGGGCGTCCACGAACAGGCCGTCCTGGGGGCTCTGGACTGTGGAGATGTGGATCTCCTTGTCGTGCACGTAAGGCACACGCGCGTGAACGGTGCGCCCCTCTTCGATCTCGTCCATGACATCCTCCTAGACGCTTCCTGATCTACGAGGCTACACCTCCGCAAGCGGTCTCGACAAGTCGCTTGACGAGCGAGTAGAGTGAAGGTCCACGATAAGAGGAGACACCATGGGCATGTACCCGATGCGAGACCCGGAGAACTGCCCTAAGTGCGGCCGGAGCCTGGACGGCGAGCCGAGGCCCGAACGCCCCTCTGTGCCCGGATTTCCCGAAGGAGTAGCCTACGGACAAGATCCGGTCTGTGGGGGGCGCTGGAACGTGTGGGACAAGACCTCTCCGCTGCGGAGCAAAGCACAACCGTATGTGGATGGAGCAACCCATGCCTGACGACTTCCGCTTCACAAGCATCAACCACCAGGTCGGCAACGCCCTCAACCCGAACCCACCCGAGGGCTACGACCCGACGCTGGACGCCATGCAGCACCAGTTGATGCGTGAGCAGCACGACTTCTACACCCAGCAGAGCCAGCAGGCCTATCAGCCCCAGGAAGGCGGCCAGCCCGACTTCCTCGACCGGATATTCGGCCTCTGCATGGTGATCTTCGTCCTTGGGTTCGTCGTCTACGCAGCGGTCGACGCCATCTTCAACTGATTGGCGAGTGCAGCACGAAGGCCCCACCGGTTCAGCTTCCGGTGGGGCCTTCGTCGTGTCACCGTGCCGGGCGCAGCGGCACAACGTTCTGCTGGGAGACCATCGAGGTCAGGAACGGGCGTCCCTTCATCGTCTCGTCCCGGCGCCGCCTCTCGCTCGACAGTCCCAGGTAGCGCTCCGTGGTCGCCATGTTGCGGTGGTGCAGCAGCGCGGAGACCGTACGAAGCGCCGCGTCGTAGCCTGCCTCCTCCGACAGCTTGTCGAAATACGCGCGGGCCACCGCCCGGCGGACTGTATGCGTGCCCTCATAGCGGGTGGGCAGACCCAACCTCTCCAGGGCCCCCTTCACGATCTTCTCCGTGCGCTCCACCGGCCGGTCAGCGTGCCAGACGTACGGGGTGCGCTCGTACACCCTCCGGCCCAGCTCCTCGTCGAAGTAGTGGGTCTTGATCTGGTTGCCGGAGCGGGAGGGGAAGAGGTAGTCGTCGTCCCGGAGCGGGCGCCCGAGCAGGGCCGCGTACTCCTCGAACCAGACGCGCAGCTCCCGCTCCAGGTCGGCGGTCAGCGGCATCTCGTCCTCCTCCTTCGTCTTGATCACGGTCACGAAGACCTCGCTCTGCGCGAAGTCGACGTCCCCGACCTTCAAGGCTTGCAGCTCGCTCGCGCGGCACGCGGTGTTGACGGCCGCCGCCAGGTACGCCCGGTGCATCGCGCACTCGGCCTGGTCCAGGAGCTGGAGCAGGATCCCCGGGGAGGGCTGCATCCGCTTGCGCACGGGCTCGGGCAGCGGCTCGACCAGGGAGAGGTAATTGTCCAGCGGGGCATGCCCGTTCGCGTGGGCGTAGGCGAAGAACACCTTCAGGCGCTTGCGGTAGTGGTTGTGCGTCGTCGGCCCGACGGCCGCACGCAGGGCCTGGCCCTTGATACGGGTGACGTGGATGTCCATGAGCCCGCCGTCGCCGTAGAAGAAGTCCCGGACCTGCTGCGGGGTGAGGGTGTCGAAGCTGGGGTTGCCGAGGTGGTCGGCGAAGCGGGGCAGCAGGCTCTCGTCCGTGCGCATCGTGTTGTCGGCCTTGGCCACGCGCCGGTTGCTCAGGTACTCGTCGATCGCGCTGCGAAGTGCGGTAGTCACGCTTCCTCCTGTTGCGGGGTGTCGCTGCGACCCTCAGACTACCGACGTCAAGTGACCCACGCAAGGCGCTTGCATAGACGTAACCATGAAGCCGTAGTACGGTCCTCGCATGGACACAGCACCCACTGACAGCAGACGTCTTAATACCCGCGCGGTTCGCCGCGCACCCCGAGTCACGGTCACTTGGACCAGCCGTGAATGGACCAAGGCCGAGCGCATGCAACTGGCGCAGATCCTCTTCGGGCCCCGCCCGGAAGTTGGCCCCTGAACGGAAACGCCCTGACCAAACCGCTTGACATCGGGTAAAGTCCCTCGCAACACGAGACCCCGGCAGGGATAGGGCCCAGCCGGGGTCTCTTAACAGTCTGCGAGGAGACTGCCGTGCGTCATGGTACCCGTACCCATCAGCGATCTCGACGGGATCGAATTGTCCGCGTAGGTGTCTATCTGCGCGTCTCGTCCGCAAAGCAGGTGGACGGCTACGGCCTCGACACCCAGGACGACTCCTGCCACCGCGTCCTTGACTACAAGGTCGGCAAGGGCCTGTACGTCATCCACGACACGTACACCGACGGCGGCGTCTCCGGAAAGCTGGCCTCCCGACCGCAGTTCGACCGGCTCAACGCCGACATCGCTGCCGGGCTCCTGGACGTCGTCGTGGTCGCCAAGCTGGACCGCGTCGGCCGCACCATGGAGGACATCCACCAGTGGGTGTTCGACACCACCAAGGCCGGAGTCCGCGTCATCACGGGCGACAACCGGATCGACTCCGAAGACACGATGTTCAAACTCCAGTTGAGCATCCTCGCCTACATGGCCGACACCGAGCACATGCTCATCCTTGAGCGGACCTCCGGCGGCCGGGAGAAGAAGCTGGCCGAAGGTGGCTGGGCGTTCGGCGTCCCGCCCTTCGGCCTCATGCTGGAGGGCAAGGCCCGCACCGCCAAGCCTGTCGTCAACGAGAACGAGGTCGACGTCATCCTGGAGGCCATCCGCCTCATAGTCGACGAGGGCGAAACCCTCACTGGATGCCGGGAACGACTCAACGAGGGCGGCCACCTCACCCGCAAGGGCAAGCCGTGGCAGGACAGCAGCCTGCGCCGGATGCTGCACAACTCCTCGCTCGACGGAGTCATCATCATCCGCGACCCCGAGCGCACCGACGGCCGCAGCAACGCCGTACGCGACGAGGAAGGCAACTTCGTCTACGGCGACACCGTCCGCATCGTCGTACCGACCTCCGAGCGCCTGCCCGCCGAACGTGTCGCAGCCGTCCGCGCCGCCCTCGCCCGCCGCTACATGCAACGCTCCGCCCCCTCCCAGAGCTACATCCTCTCCACGCGCCTTATCGGCGTATGCGGAAAGCACTACGTCGGCGCCGACCGCTCGAAGTCCGGACGCGACCGCATGTACATCTGCACCGGGAACAAGGACAACGTCGCCGAGGGCAGCAAGACCAAGAAGTGCGGCGACATGGAAATCCACGCCAACGCGATCGAGGACGTGGTCTGGGAGGCCGTGGAGGAGGGACTGCAAAACCGCGAGCACCTGGAATCCCTCGCTGCCGAATGGCTCGGCTCGGTGCCCGCTCGTATCAACTCCTACAAGGAGGAGATCGAGAACCTGGAGGGCCAGCTCGAACGCAAGCGGAAGTCCCGCCGTAAGAAGATCCTCACCCTCCTTGCTGTCCTAGACGAGGACGAGGACGGCGAGATCGACGAGGACGAGATCGAAGAACTCAAGGAAGAACTCCACCAGCAGGAAGCGAAGCTGGAGGAGCGGCTGGAAAGCCTGCGAGGATGGCTCTCCACGGCTGAGCAGCAGGAGCAGCGCGTCAACGACGTGCTTTCCGTGGCCGCGCGAATCGACCAGGGAACTGACGATCTCCCCCTCCAGCAGAAGCGGGACATCCTCGCGCTGTTCGATCTCAAGGCTCTGGTGATCAAGGAGCCCGAGGGGCGTACTCCCGTCCGCACGATATTCGAGGAGTGGTTCGAGGAGCGTCCGGAAGTCCTCGTGCCGGACCCGCTGACGGACGAGCAGTGGGAGCGCATCGAGCCGATCGCCCCGGACCGTACGAGCGGCCGTGGAGCCCACAGGTGGGTGTCCCGGCGGATCCTGCTCGACGCGGTCTTCTACAAGGTCCGCAACGGGCTTGCGTGGTCGGAGATGCCGGAGGGCCCCTACGGCAACGGGGCGAGCCTGAAGAACATCGCTGCCCGGCTGTACCGGGACGGGACCTGGGACCAGGCTATGGACGCCATCGGGGCGTATCAGGGGACGGAGCTGTCGTCCCTGGTGAGGCTTCCTGACCTGGACATCAGGGCGTCTTTCGACAGCGACGCGGCGAAGGGTGACTTGGATGCGGAGGGCTCTACTGGGTACCCGCATACAGGAGTCCTGTTCGCGGAGCTGCGTTCCAGCATCGTAATGGCAATGGCGGCCTGACCTGCATAAACCTCTCCTCAGCTTTCCCTTCAATATGCAACGAAGCCCCCCTCGACCGGTTACGGGAGGGGGGCTTGCTCATGTCTTACGCCTCACGCTTGCTCAAGACGTCCAGGACGCCGAGCAGGCTCTGGGCCCCTCGGTGGGCCTCCAGCAGGCTCTCCGGCGTGGCCTGCTTGCGGTAGTCGTCGAGCGCCTTCGCCAGGCCCGAGCCGACGCTGTCCGCCCAGTCGAGTACGTCCCCTGACGGCAGCCGGTCGAGCCTCTTGGCGACCTTCGCTCGGACGGGGTCCACTACCTCTTCGCCGCCCCGAAGGGCGCGCTTCACATCAGCCCAAGTGCGCACAGGACCTCGTACTCCTCGTCAGTGTCGTTCGTCTTCTGGGCCACGGCCCGGCGGGCCGCTTCCCTCTCGTCCTCGGTGTTCTCAGATGACGAGTTCATCGAGGTCCTTATCGAATCTGTGGGCGTGGTCGCGGATATCGTCCGTCGACAGGGCGTTTCCATATCCCTGGAGTGCGGTGTAGAGGGCGTCGCTTTCCGAGCGCCAGGTGTGGCGCCAGCGGCCGAGGACGATTCCCTTGCCCGGCCATATCTTGAGGATCACGGAATTGGAGCGCCGGTAGGGCGGCTGTATCTCGTCCGTGGGAGCGCGGTGGATAAGTGGCGTATGGGGGCGCAGGTTCACCGCGTGAACGAAGAAGGGCCCCACCCCATGTGTATTCGGCATGGGAAGGAGCCTATTCTCCGGGCGGCTGGAAATGGTAAGTCAGTAGTCGCCGGTGGGTTCGTCGAGATCGTGTTCCGGTGCGTAGGCGAAGTTGTTCAGCGTTCGGTTGATTGCTCTACCTGGCGACCGGACGCGCTTGAAGTTCCGCCAGACATTCGGCGGGACGTTGTAGTAGCCGTAGACCTGCCCATTACGGAATCGGACCCGTAGCGTCTGAGAATCCTTGTCGTATCCAGCGGCAAGAGTTCTCGGGCGCGGCGGATTGATAGATGGCGTCGGCTGGTATGGGAGGAGGTCCCCGTCGTCGCCGTCCTTGGCCAATTGGATGGCGTCGGCGAGTTCCTGCGACATCATCCGGCGGGAGCCCGCCCGGGGTCCGGGGTTGGGTGTTGTGCGGGGCGGCTCGGGTGTGGACGGCATTGAGAACAGGCTGAGTTGTTCGAAGTCGTTGCCGCGCTTGTTGGGGCCGCGTGGGCCTCTGCGTGCCACTGTGTCTCCTTACGCAGCAGCCCCTGCCCCGGTGACGGGAAGCAGGGGCTTTGGGGCTGCTTGGATCAGGCCGGGACGTTGGCGACCGTGGAGGCGATGGCCGGGGCGTTGTTGGCGCCCGGAGCGGTGGCGGTGCCCGCGTTGCGGGTGCCCTCGTAGACGCCGGTACCGGGGAGACGGTCGTCGGCCTCGGGGCCGCCCGGGTGCTTCGCGGCCTCCTCGGGGGTCAGAACGACCAGACCAGCGTTGGAGGTGGCCGGGTCCAGACCGATGGCGCGCTGGGCGGCCGGGTCGGGCAACTGGGCGTGGACGAAGACCTGGCCGGGGATGCCGTCGACGTTCTCGTACTTGGTGCCGTGCTGGACGGTCCAGCCCAGGTTCGGGTGGTCCCAGTCCGAGGAGCGGCCGGGCACTGCGGCCGGGATCGCGGCCGGGGTCTCGCCGACGGGGGCCTCGGTGTTCTTGGATGCAGCAGCCACTGTGTTCCTCTTTCGTGCAGGGTCGGGGTTACCGGTTTTGCTGGACGGTCCAGCCCGGTTCCTTTACCGGCCCTTCTTCGTCCTCTTCAAGATTATGAGGGCAGTCAGTCCCTGAATAGACATGCTGGCCGTCTACGAATACGCAGCGGGATGTGTACATGTGGGTCTCCTACAGGGAACTGCCTGCCTCGGTATTCGAGCCTAGCGGCATTCCGGCTGGGGTTTCCCATGGCTGCATTCCGGCGAACTGGTCGGCGGAGAGGAGTTGCTGCCGTAGGGGGCTGCCGCCCACGGTGAAGGCGTAGCCGCCTGCGTAGGCGTCGCCGGTCGCGGGGATGGGTTCAGGCGCCTTGTGCATGGCTTTCCTCCCGGGCCTGGGCGAAGCCGGTGCGCAGCCGTACGAGGCGGACTCTGGTGGTCCGCAGGCGGCTCATGTGCTCGGGGGCTGAGCCGACTACCTTGGACACCTCGTCTATGCAGCGGTCTACGAGGTCTTCCAGGTCGGCTATGTCGTCGCGTCTGCGTGTCTGGGGCAGCAGGGGCATCACGGCCTCCTCCGGCGGGGCCGGGGGCCTCCGTCGCTCTGAAACAGATCCAGTACGTCTTCCAGGACGTCGGTGACGGTGGCCTGGGTGGCGACGCTGTCCCGGGTGGCCTGGACGAGGTCCTTGGCGGCGGAGACCATCTGCTCGGCGAGGGGGACGACCTTCTCGGTCAGGGCGCGGAGTCGTTTGTTCTCTTCGACTTCGCGCCGGTATGCCTTGCCGGAGACGACGACTTCGGTGACGAACACGGCGAATATGAAGGCCGCGATCGGGCCTAGGACCAAGGGGTTGTCGACGGACAGTCCGCCCCCTCCTGATCCGGAAGCGAGCAAAAGAAACATCCCGGGTACCGTCCGTCGCTATTGGGGCTTGCGACTTTTAATGGTACCCGGGATGTTTCTCGCTATAAGAGCTAGAGATTAAGCCCCTTCTTCTGGAGTCGGTTCTTCAGCTTCACGAAAGCCACGCTGACGGGCGTAAGGCCGCAGATCTCGGGAATCTGCTTCTCTCGGTCTTCATCCGTCCAGTCCTTCCGTGGCTTGTCGAGGGGCGGCGGGGTCCACTTGAGGTGGTTGCCTCCGGTGACCTCGATCGTCCAGCCCTGCTTCCGGGCCGCCTTGGCCAGGGCCTCGGTCTCCTTGTTGGTTCCGAGCTTTCCGCGTCCACCGCTTCCAGCAACTGCCTTGCCCTTGGGGGGCATTGGGACCTCCTAGGTCGAGTAGTACTTGCTGACGTAGTAACTGTATTGGCGTCAGTTACGGCTCCGCAAGCTACTTCACCAAACCGCTTGACGTGAAGTGGGTCACATACCGACAGGTAAGTATTGACTAGCCGCGCCTGAGTACCTGTGAGCTGCATGTACCTCCGGGTAGCACAAAGCCCCGGCTGCCAGTGTGGCAGTCGGGGCTTGGCTTGGCGATGACTACTTGCCGATGGTGTCGCGGCGCCGGAACGGGTCCTTGCGCTGCGGGTCGACCTGCACGATCTGCGTCGGCGGGTCCATGTCCTCGGGCAGGTCCTCCAGCTTGGTCCAGTACGGCTCGATCCAGGTGGTGGTGGACTGCGTGCGCTGGCCGGACTTCCCCGGCCCGATCCAGACCGTCTTGAAGTGTCCGGCCCGGTGCTGGGGGCCGTACTCAACGCCGGAGGGGATGGAGACGTCAGACTTCGGGGCGTGGCTGGCCCGCTGACGTGCCTCGTGCAGCTTGGGACCGATGTACCAGCCGACGCGGACCCAGAACGGCTCGCGCTCCTTGCGCTGGCGACCCTTTCCGGTCTTCCGCTTCCGCTGGGCCGTCAGCCACTCCGGAGGTTCTTCGACGTCTCGGTTGTCAGTGCACAGGTAGGTGATCACCGAGAAGGTCTTTTCGAGCAGCGGCCGGAAGGACTTCATCGCCTTCCGCAGCTCCGCCTCGTCGACCACGGCTCCCTGCCACTGCTCCACGTGCTTGATCGCTTCCTGGGCCGAGAACTTCTCCATGCTGGTGGGCAGCGGCATGAAGTCCCGCGCCCCGCCGGGGACGATCTCACCGGTGTCCTCGTCGACCACGTCGTAGAGGTACAGGACCCCGAGTCCTTCGCGTTCCGGATCGTTGGTGTTGCAGAGTGCTCGTCCTACCCAGCCGAAGATCATGAAGGCGCGGACCCATCCGCCTTCGCGGGTACCTCTCCCAGGTCCGGCGGGCCAGGGGTCAGGGATGACGACCATCGGGTTGATGTGAGGGAGCTGGTCGAAGATGCGCCCGGGAACCGTGCTCATCTTGGAGCGGGCCAGCGCGTCGGACAGCTCTTCATGGAGGTCGTAGACGACGCGTCCGTTCCGTTTCCACAGCTCGCACACGCCGATCTCGCCCATCAGGTCACCGACCTGCTCCAGCGTCTGCTTGCTGAACTGGGTCTGGTCGTGGATGTCCCAGTGGAGGGGGATCCCCCGGATCAGCCCGTCGAGCCGCTTGGCGATCTTGGGCTCGGCCCGCAGCTCCATGCTGGCCTCCGTGAGCATCGCGATGTGCTTCATCGCGCGCTCGTGCGCCTCGTTGCCCCTGCGGGTCCTGTCTTGTGCCATCGGTCCCTCCCTGACGTGCAAATCCTACGGGCAGGAACCTACCCAGTTCCCTACATGTTGTCAAGCAATAATCTGAAATCGCTTGACGTGTGAAGGCAAAAAAGAGCCCCGGCCACTGCCACGGGGGACGCAGTAGACCGGGGCTCACACCCGACCGCCGAGGGGATGATCCGCGACGGTCGGGGGGCCTGCTCTGTCAGCGCTCGACCTGACCCAACAGAGCAGGGGCTTCAGGTGGACCGTCCTCGTGCCGGACGACCCGGTAGTAGTTCGTGGTGATCAGCCGGTAGCCGAAGTGCGCCGTCCGGCCCGCGTGCTTGAGTGCCCACGTCTGGCACGCATCGAAGGGGAGGCACCCGGAGGTCTCGGGGCAGGACGTGCACCCCATCTCCTCCATGTCCCGCTCTGCGGCGGGCTCCGGACCTATCGAGTGGTCGACGTAGCGGTAGAGAGCCTTCGTGGTCACAGCTCCCCCCTGCTCCTGGCGTTGGCCACTGCCACGCCGGGGCTCAGCCGCTCACTCGTGGTCGGGGCCCGCAGGTATTCCTTGTCCCTCCACCACTCCGTACCGCCGCCCGTTCGGCGCAGGGCGACGTTCTGCGGCCCGACCTCCATGACCTCCGCGATGACGTTGAGGACCGTGTCGTAGACGATGACGCCGCGCCTGAGTTCGACCTTCTCCTCAACCATCGACCGTCTCCTTCTCCTCCTGCGGCCCTTCCAGGAGCGCCTTCGCCAACTGGCGCAGCTCCACCAGCTCGGTGAGGCAGCTCGCCAGCTCCACCACGACGTCCGGCCGGGCGCGGCCGAGGTCAACCAGCGGCATGGTCAGATCCCCGTACGCACGCTCGACCGAGGGAAGCGTCACGCCTACGCCGGATAGCGCGTCCTTGAGCGCCTGCACGGCTTCGTCGGTCTGCCGCGAGGTCCACGTTGTGGGGGGAGCCGGGTTCTTCCTCGTTCTCGTCCTCTCTTCGCCCACGTGCACTCCTTCGTTCCGTACGGCCGCTAGCCCAACGGCCGTAATTCGAACAGCAGTTGCAAGGGCGAGTGACGACGTCACCACCCTGCGCTAGTAGCATCCTCCGCATCCGGCTGTCATGCAAGTGCATGGGATCAGCAAGTGCACGTAAGGGTGAAGGCTGTTGTGTGCTAGGAGGGGGTGGCAGACTGTGCAGCAGTACCCGCAACCTGGGAGGTCACGTTGGCAGCCAGTCCGACCGTGCTGAGGCGACGGCTCGGCCAAGAGCTGCGCAACTTGCGCGAGTCAAAGAGACTCACGGCGGCGCAGGTAGCCAAGTCGCTCGGATGGTCCGAGTCCAAGGTCAGCCGGATCGAAGGAGGCAAATCTCCGCTGTCCGACAAGGATGCCAAACTCCTGCTGAACGAGTACGGAGTTCAGGATTCCCAGGAGGTCCGGCAGTTCGTCGACCTGGTCCGCCGGAGTCGGCAGAACGGCTGGTGGCACTCCTACGGCGATGCCCTGCCGGAGTGGTTCAAGCCCTACCTGGGCTTCGAAGCGGACGCGGCTCAGATGCTCATCTACGAGACCGAGCTGGTCCACGGTCTGCTCCAGACGGAGCGGTACGCGCAGTCGGTGATCCGCTCAATGTCTCAGGCGCCGTCGGCGGATGAGGTAGACCGCCGTGCAAGTGCACGACTCCAGCGCAAGGAGATCCTTACGCGGGACAGCCCGCCCAAGGTGTGGGTGGTGCTCAACGAAGCCGTGATACACCGAGTCGTGGCGACGCGCGACGTGATGAGCGAGCAGTTGAGTCACCTTGCCGAGGTAGTGGAGAACAACCCGAATGTCACTGTCCAGATCCTGCCCTTCGAGGCGGGGGCACACGCGAGCATGGGGTACTCGTTCTCGATCTTGTCGTTCGAGGACACCCCTGGCTCGCTCGTCTACTCCGAGCAGTTGACGAGCGCCGTGTATCTGGACAAGACCTCAGATGTAAGCCGTCACGAGGAGATCTTCCAACAGCTCGTGGCGGCTTCTACGCGGCCGGATAGCTCCGTCGCTTGGTTGAAAGAAACAGCAGAGAGGTTCGGAAAATGAACGACATGAGCGGCGAGCTGCACTGGTACAAGTCCAGCTTCAGCAACGGCGAGGGGAGCTGCGTCGAGGTTGCCTCGACTCCTGATGGCGGCCGTGCCGTAAGGGACACCAAGGACCGCGAGGGTGGGACGCAGTTCTACACCCCGGCCGAGTGGTCGGCGTTCGTCAGTGGTGTCAAGGCTGGAGAGTTCGACCTCTAGGCCTGACAGAATGCCGGAAGCCCCCCGACTCCCTCTAGCCCAGGAGTCGGGGGGCTTCCTCGTGTCCTACACCCACTCTCCGGTGAGTGCGCCGTGGACGTCGGCCTCGCGGTAGGAGTCAGGCTTGAGGATCTTGCCGTCCTCGCGCCGGAGCACCGTGCCGTCCTCGCGGACCTTGCTCATGTTCGATCGGTGCACTTCGGCGAAGACCGCTTCCAGGGGGATCTCCAGGAGGTCGGCCGTGCCGTAGACGACGTACAGGACGTCGGCCAACTCCTTGGCCAGGGCCTCGTACCAGTGCGGCGCCTCGGGCGCCTTGTCGCCCCCGGGGAGGAAGACGCTCGACGGGGAGGACGCGATGAACTGGTCCATGATCTGGGACTTGCGGTAGTTCAGCAGGGCCTCCAGGGCCTCCTGGACCTCCTCGCCGATGAGAGTGGACCGCAGAGCGATCAGGTCGTCCTGTCCGGCCTCGTCGCGCTCGATGAAGTACTTCTCCCCCACCGCGCGGTGCCACTGTCTCAGGGAGGCGAGCGGCCGGTGGGGGCGGGTATTAAGCCAGGTCTTCGATGTCACTGTCTGGTGCTCCTCGCGTGAGGGTGGGGTGGTCAGAAGACGTCTGCGATGTCGCCGGGGTCGACCGCGAGTGGCAGGCGCCCGTCGTCGAAGAGGTGGACACCGTTGCGGGAGTACGCCAGGTCGCACAACTGCGCGCACTGGAGCCGGTCCTGCCGGGCGATACGGTTCGCGATCCATGGCGACCAGAACCCGAAGAACCGGAGTCCGAGCGCGATGTCGTCGAGCCAGCCGTAGCCGATGCCCTTGCCTTTGTTGGCCTGGGCGAAGCCGAGGGCGGTCTGCCAGATCTTCTCCCGGGTCTCGTCCGGGATGACGGTGCGGCTGTTGTACTTCGCCTTCGGGTACATCGAGATGTGGCCGATGCGGGCGCCGCCTGGCTGTGCCTCGACGAGGAGACCGGCCGGGCCGACGATGAAGGCGTGGTTGTACCGGGAGAAGGTCAGCAGCCGGATGCCCCAGCCGATGATCCCGCCGGTCGCGACGACGCCGATGGAGCCGACCAGGGGCGGGGTTCCCTCAGCCATCCTGGCCGTCCTCCTGCTCCGGCTCCTGCTTCTTGGCCGGGCGGGCGCCCAGGGCGTTGTACCAGGCCATGTAGTCACCGATCTGGCCGTAGCGCTGCTTCGCGTACCGGCCGCCGAGGTAGAAGTTGGCCAGCGGGCCGTAGGGGTAGCCGTCGTCGTCGCGCTCGACGACCGTGGTGACGGTCCGGTGGTACTCCTCCCACTCACCGTCCTTGCTCTTGCGGCTCTCGGTCGTCGTGGTGGTGGTCGTCTTGCGGGCCACTGTGCTCCTCCAGGGTGTACTTGCCGATGAAGTCGATCTGGAACAGGTTGGGTGCGCGGTCGGCCTTCTCCCGCCAGTCCGTGACGTGGAACTGGCGGGAGTAGAAGTACGTCTTAGGCTTCCAGCCGTACCGGCCGTTCATCAGGACCCGGACCTTCCAGACCGCGTTGTCGCGGGCTGTCTTCACTCAGCGCCCCCGGAGGGGGAGGTATTAAGCAGGCTGAGGATGGTCGCGGTCTCGGTGGGGACCTGCATGAAGGGCTCGGCGATCTGGACGGCGACCTGGGTGAAGGCGTCGCCGATCTGCTCGAAGATGCCGCCCATGCCCTCCAACTTCTCGGAGAACTCCAGCAGGGAGCCGACGATGTCCTTGATGGAGACGTACGTCTCCTCGTCGTCGCCGACGACGTAGCGGTAGGCGGCCTCGTGCTCGGAGGCGACCTCGGTGACGATGCTCAAGGGGTACTCCAGGGTCGTGGTGGTGGGCTCAGAGCCAGATGCGGTGCTCACTGGTAACGCGTCCCTTCTCGGGGTGGACGAAGTGCAGGCGCTGGCTCGGGTCGCCGGTCGCCGCGACGAATTCGTGGGCGTAGATGTTGTCCGACTCCGGGCTGCCGGTCATGAAGACCGAGCCGCCGTTGGCCAACTGGAGTTGCATGGACTGGTGGTAGTGGCCGATGTACAGGTCACGGAAGGACGGCAGGACGCCGGAGGCCCACTGGTTGGCCTTGCGCAGGATGCCGTAGGCCGGGATGTTGCCGCCGAAACTCTTGATCTCGTCGCCGTGGATGGCCATCGCCCGGTAGTTGCCGATGGTGAAGTGCTGGTACCAGTCCCCGGAGGTCTGGAACTTCTTCAGGCGTCCCTCGTGGGCCAGGCGCTCGCGGACGATGTTGTAGACCATGCGGTCGACGTTGTCGGAGGCCTTGATGCCGTCGGACTTCTTGCCGAGGCGGCCGTGGTTGCCGTACTCGGCGACGACCTCGACCTCGTCGTAGATCTGGAGGGCCTGCTTGATCGTCCAGATCATCAGGTCGGAGACGTCGAACATCTGCTCGTACAGGGTGCCGTCCAACTCCCAGACCTGACCGGGGAAGATGCTCACGCCTTCCACCATGTCCCCGGTGAAGAGCAGGACGGCCTTGCGGACCGGGTGGTCGGCGCGCTGGATCTCGGTGATCTCCTTGGCCTTCTCGACGTACCGCATCACGCGGGTCCGCATGATCGTGCGGTCGTAGGAGATCGTCTTCTTGCCGCCCTGCCAGTCCGTGAGGTGCCACAGGGCGACCTCGCTGGCCTGGGCGCGCTTGTCGGCCTTCGGAGGCGCCACAGGGGTCGCTCCGACGAACTGGGCGGCGTCCCGGGCGGCGCGGTAGACGGCTTCGATGTACTCGTCGCCGCGCGCCTTGGCCTTGGTGAACTGCTGGAAGAGTCGGCGGTTGTCGGAGGTCAGGGACTCGATGCGGTCCCTCAGTACCTCCTCGTTCTCGGCCACTGCCTCGGCCGTGCCCTCCTCGGGCAGGGTATTAAGACGCTTCGGCTCCTTGCCCGGCTCGATGAGGATGGAGCGCTTGTAGCCGTTGGCCTTGCGCCAGCGCCGGACGGCCGTCTCGGACGTCTCGATGCCGTTGAAGACGAGGTCCGCAGCGGCGGCCTCGTGACCGACGGTGGGGTCCATCAGGATCTCTCGGACCCACTCGACGTCAGTGGACTCGGTAAGGGCGCTCAAGGTGGTTCCTCTCGCAGGGGGTTGGTGGTGCCGGACCTCCCGGCCCGACAGGGATTACGTTATAGGGATTACGGCTTCCATGTCAACACTCACTCCAGGAGTGAACCGCCCTCACTCTGGGGTCAACCGGCCCACTCGGACCTGTGACCTGCGCAGACTATCCTGAGAACTGGTTCAGAACCAGTAATGAGGAGACCTCTTTAATGAGCGGTATCGGTGGCAGCACCTTCATCCTGACCAACAACGACCTGTCCGTGGCCCAGCCGGTCCCGTTCGGCGCCGAACTGGTCGCTATCTACGCGAACCTCGGCACGCTGGGCTCGACGCAGTCCACGTTCCAGGTCAACAAGAACGGTTCGGCCGTCTCCGGCGCGGTTGCGACCGTGGCGGCCTCGGCGACCAAGGGCAACAAGGTCATCAGCAACCCGTACATCGGCGTGAACGCGGGCAACCAGGCGGGCTGGACCGACCAGCAGGCCGCGACCGTCCCGTTCACCGCGAGCCAGGGCGGCGTGAACAACGTCTCCGCGCTGGCGACCTACGCGGCCGGTGACACGGTCTCGCTGACCAACACCCTCGGCACGTCGGCCGCCAACCCGGGTGTCGTCCTGGTCTTCAAGACCCTGTAAGGCAGCCAACCACGAACCCCCGGGCCACTGTTCAGGCGGAGGTCCGGGGGTTCGTTGTATCCAAGGAAGGAAGCCATGTTCTGGTACTGCGATGACTGCAACGACTGGGGCGAGTCCGAGACCGAGGTGGACGCGGCCGTCGACAAGCAGAACCACCTGGACGCCCACCGGGGCCGCTACGTTCCCGAACCGGCCGCCGAGGAGGAGCCGGACGCGGTCACTGTCTGGACGATGAAGCACGTGGCGTGGGGTATCACGGCTGTGCTGGGGCTACTGTCCGCACGCTTCCCGGCCCTGCTGGGGGTATCGGCAGTTTCTGCTCTGCTCACGTTCGTGGTGACCGGCATCGGAGAATGACTGAGCCCCGGCAACCGCAAGGGTTCCGGGGCTGGTTCAGTCATGCAGAGCGGTTAGACGGCCGGGACGAACGCGAGCGTGTACTGCGTGCTCGCCTTGAGAGGCAGGTCGGCGGCGAACGAGATGGTTCCCAGGTTGCTGGGCGCCGACACTGCCCCGTCAATCTCCTCCTGGGTCATCTGACCGCTGTAACTGGTGAACGACGAGACGGCGACGGACGGGTTGGCGTACCGCTCGTTCCTCACACCCCAAGCGGTGAAGGTCTTGTGGTACACCGCGCCGGTCACGGTGACCGAACCCTCGGTCAGGGTGACCTGGTAGGTGGCGTTCGCGGTGAAGGGATTGACCTGGGCGGGGCCTCCCAAGTCGGGAGAGTTACCCACGACGATGAGACCCCAGCCGGTGAGGTCCGGGAGGGATGCCCACCAAGAGGATGACCCGGAGGGGTCCTGCCCGACCGCGCGAACCGGCAGAGGGGCGTCGAAGAGAACGTCACCAGTAGCCACAATGGCCCTTTCGTTGGATGACATGGAGAACCCGGCGTTTTTAGATGGGGCCGGGTAACCATCAGCGGGCTATTTGTTCATAGGAGCATGGCCGCTATCCGCTCCTAGCTCCCCCACCTGGACTCGAACCAGGAACCCTGCGATTAACAGTCGCATGCTCTGCCAATTGAGCTATGGAGGATTGTGTAGCCAAGGTGGGACTCGAACCCACACGCCCAATGGGCACCATCTTTTGAGGATGGCGTGGCTGCCATTACACCACTCGGCCGGGGGCCGGAAGGACCCTATCTTCCCTCCGGCCTTTCTTACTGCTGAATCCTACTTCACGTAGTAGCGCCCGTAGTAAACGCGCTTCGTCCAGGGGTGGTAGTAGTTGACACCTTTACCAGGTCGCTCGCTTTCCAGCCAGGTGTGGGAATTGACGTAGATGCCGACGTGGTAGACGTGGCCGCTGGAGTCGTGGACGAAGACCAGGTCTCCCGCTCGCGGCGTTCTGACGTGCTTGCTGTGCCGGTACTGGTCGCTGGCCACCCGGGGTATGGACTTCCCCAGCCGCTTGAACGTGTAGTTGGTGAAGCCGGAGCAGTCGAACCCACGGCTCGGGGAGGCACCTCCCCACACGTACCTGTATCCGATGTACTTGGCGCCCTGCTTGACGATCTTGTTGCCCGACACTGAGGCGGGCGCTGGGGCGGTGGAAGTGGTGCCGCCTCCTGTGCTCGCCCAGGCGGTGCCGGATACCGCGATGGGGGAAAGCGTCAGAATTACGGCAGCCAGAATTCCTACGAGCTTCTTGATCATGGTTGCACTCCGCACGCCTGCGAAATTAGGTGACGGGCTCGGGATAAGTGCTGCTCCCTACCACAAAGATTCTGCGGATTCGCCCCAGTGAAGCGTTTCGGTCTCCCGCCCCTGTTCAGGGTTGATTGCAGTTTTTGTCCAGGAACAGGGCTCGGCGTCTGGACAAAGTGGCCCCCCTTGGAATCGCACCAAGATCTCCCGCTTTTCAGGCGGGCGCAT